CAAGTAAATTTATACGACGGACAGTGGAACGATATGTATTTTGAAAGCGAATGGGAAGACGAGTCCGAACTAAAAAGCTGGAGGCCAATGCCTTTTTTGGAAAACAACAAAAACACAAACTGAAATGAGAACAGTAAAAGAACAACAACTGCAAGAACGCATCGAAGAGCTACTAGCTGAAAACAAATTGTGGCAGGAGGAAGCCAAACGCTGGCGCGACATGTATTTAGAATACGATGAGATGCTCGAGGAGCGAGTGAACGAAGCCGTCCAGAGACTTGAAAAAGTCTGGGAAGGACTCGATGAACTAAAGAAGAAAGTCGAAGATGAGTATTGAGTTTCAGTGGTGCCGTCAATATGAAAACGCTATTCCCAAAGCAAAGAAAGTCAGTTGACTTCTTAAAAGAAGCACTACGCATACACCAAGGCGCATTAGATAGCAGTCAAACTGGGGTTGGAAAAACCGTTATCGCTAGTCATGTAGCTTTAGAGTTTGGCAGTCCGGTCGTTGTCGTATGCCCTAAGATTGTGATCCCGCACTGGGAGCGCGAGTTCAAGGAGGTCGGCATCAAACCCCTTTTCATTTTAAACTATGAGAAACTGAAACGGGGCAACGAGCACATCGTAAGGGTCGCTAAGAAGATTTATCGTTGGCAACTGCCGGAGGGCACTTTAATTATCTGGGACGAGTGCCATAAGTGCAAGGCCCCCTTTAGTCAGAACTCTCAGATGCTTGTCGCAGCGAAGCAAGCTGGATACTTCAACCTAATGCTCTCTGCTACCGCGTGCCAAGACCCCACAGAAATGAGATCTTTAGGTTTTGCCTTAGGTCTGCACTCGTTGAATAAACCGGAGGGGCAGAAGAAAAGTTGGTTTTCTTGGATGATGCAGTACGGCTGCAAGAGAGACCCTTGGAATAATTGGGTGGCTGGACCCGTACCAAAATTGGTACCCCTTAACCAGCAACTCTACTCCACCAACTGTGTAAAGCTTACACCTAAGGATCTGCCAAATGCTTTTACAGATAGTCATGTTATTACGGAACCACTCGCTTTCTCCTCGCTAACGGACATTGCTCGCTTCTATAAACAACACGGAGTTACTCCAGAAATTGTAGACCAGTTCCTTGAAGATGGCGGTGCGTCACCCCATATTCTTGTAGAGATCCTCCGCGCCCGACAACTTGCCGAAGCCGCCAAAGTCTCCGATATCTTAGACATGATTGCAGACGCGTGTGCCGAAGGATACAGCGTTGCGGTGTTTGTAAACTTTACTGATACCGTCAAAGCTATCGCCGAATCCCTGCCAAACGCTTCCGTAATTGTCGGGGGGCAGACCGCAATGGTGCGAGAGGACAACATCCAACGGTTCCAAACGAACCAGACGAACGTGATTATCTGCAACATCGCGGCAGGTGGAGTCGGCGTATCCCTGCACGATACGGAAGGTGGGCACCCGAGGATGAGTCTTATCTCCCCCACATTTAATGTGAAAGATTACATCCAAACTCTAGGGAGAATACACCGAGTTGGCGCGAAAAGCCCTGTAATTCAACGAGTTCTAGTTGCCTCAAAAACAATCGAAGAAAAAATCGTTGACAAGCTGGAGAAAAAAAGGTTGTCTTTGGACACGCTTCACGCGCAACAAAACACACCGAACACACCGAACACCCCGAACACCCCGAACACATGAGCACAAACACAACATTCAGCGAGCTTAAAAAAGCAAACAAAGCCGTTGCCGATAAACACACCGCACCAGTTACTCTAATTGATTTTATGGCTGGCATTGCTTTTCTAGGTTACGCCTTTAATAAATTTGAAGACATTAACATTCCTGAGGGCAGTACCTTGGGCGAAGAAGTAGGCCGAGAAAGCTACGAGTGGGCGAAGGCAATGTGCGAAGCTAAAAAGAATATTTAATATGATCGCCGTAGACCACTCCGAACGCGCACACGCTGAATTTGGCCCTTCGTCTTTAAAGTATTACTCCATCTGCTCCGGCTATCACGGTAAAGATGGGACTAATCCTGCCGCTGAAATGGGAACCCGTATCCACGAAGCCCTTGAGGTAAGGGATACGAGTGCCCTCCATAACGAGGAAGAGATTCAAATCTATGACCGTATGCTTGCCGAAGAACTTGAGACCTTCGACAATGTGTTCGGTGGTCTTGAGGGAGTCACGATCAAACGCGAGGTTCGTTTGGTCCTCGATCTCGACTGCAAGACTCCGACGTTCGGAACGTCCGACATCTTAGCATGGAAGGATAGTATCGGTTTGAAGATCGACTACAAGACTGGCATTAGCAAGATTGATCCGCCGAAGAGCAACTGGCAATCCAAAGCCTACGTGCTTGCAGCCTTTCAGATGTTCCCACACCTTGAGACAATCCACTTTGCTTTTTTAGTCCCTAAGCGCAATGAGATCCTTATCGGTCGCTTTGAGCGGAGCGAGATGGATCAACTCCGCAAAGAGATCTCCGATGTCATTATCGCCGCTGAGACCACACGACCTAAGTGGGGCAACAAGACCATCGATCTGGATGACCTCAATCCTTCCGTGAATTGCCGCTTCTGCCGCCACGAAGAACACTGCCCCGCATTGGGTGCGGTGGCGATTGAGGTTGTACGCCGCTACCGACCCGACCTTTTGCCAGACGGGCCAATCTCCGCAAGCGAGATCGAGGACACAGAGACGATTGAAAAACTTTATATCGTAGCTAAGATCGTCGAGAACTGGGCATCCGGTATCAAGCATAAAGCAACCGGAATGGCGCACGATGGCATTGAGTTTGAGTCACTTAAACTAAAATCAATGGGTGCGCTTAAGAAAACCAAAGAGAAAAATTATCTCGCCCAACTCGCAGTTCGTCACGGTTTGGACTTGACGGAAGTGATCGAGGCGGCAGACTTGACCCTCAACCAACTCTCAAAGGTGCTGCACGAAAAAGCTCCGAAAGGAAAAAAATCTTTTATCGTTGACAGCTTCGAAAAAGAAGCTATTGATCTCGGCATCGTTGAGGTTGGTCCTACACGATACACACTTTCCTCCAAATGAGGAGACTGGGAGTTACGGTTGTCCCCATTAGTAAGCATACGCAACAACCGATCTTAAACAGAAACTGAAACCATGAGTAGTAAAGCAGAAACCGCAAACGTAGTAGTGAAAGAAACCGAAGCACTGGCAACCCCCGCCAACAATAGTATGTCCTTCTCCGCACAGGATATCGACATCCCCCGTCTTAATGTCATCCAAAAGATGTCTGAGATCAAGGGCCCTATTGGTGCTGTTGTCATCGATCAGGACTCCGTGTTGCTTGAGGCCGAACAGAAAACACCTGTCGTCGTGATTGGTGCTACTAAACGGTGGAAAGAAAACGTCCCATTTGGTGAAGACTACATCCCGAAGATTGTCTCTTCGGAGTCTGAAGCAAAGGAGCTCGCCAACGAGAGCGCGTATGAGGTCATTGAGTTTGCAGAAATTATTCTGCTAATCCCCCAGACCGGAGACGACGATAGCTTGTTCCCATATCCAATTGGGGATGGGAACTATCAAATCGGGCGCATCACGGTCCAGAAGGATGCCTATCGTTTGACGTATAAGCGTCTGTTTACCTTCCAGACGTTCAACCCAGATATCTCAGTCGCCACCCGCTTCTGGAGCTTTGGGACCGAATTGATGTCTAAGGGTAAATATAGCTGGTATGTGCCGACCTTGGGTATCACGAAGGAGAATGCTCCAGCCGATGCTATTGAGTTCGCAAACCGCCTAACGAAAGGATCAAACTAATGGAAGCTCTACAGAACCCGTTGGCTATTCTGAAACGTGAAGCCGATTCAATCCGTGCTGTCATCAAGACCATTGATGGCAACATCGCTGAGTTGCACGACCAGATTACAGAAGTCACAGTCCAAAAAGGATCGCTCGTTCTTGTTGCACAAGCAATCGATAATGAGATGGATCGTATCCGCGTCTCAAACCCAATTGTCGAACAGTTGGAGTTTGAATTAGACCCCGAATAATAAAACAAACCCTGCACGATAAACCGCTTAAGTTTATCGTGCAGGGTCTCTTTATGCCCAAATACCAAAATGATAACATACGCACTAGACTTTGAGTCCTATTACGATAGCGACTGTTCAATCACAACCCTCGGCCCGAGAGGTTATTTCTCCCATCCGGCATTCGATGCCTATATGGTTACTGTAGTTGGCGACGACGGATACTGCTTTGCTGGACACCCTAAGGACTTTGATTGGTCTTTACTTGAAGGCGATACTGTCGTGATGCACAACGCCTCCTTCGATGAATCCCTCTACCTCTACGGTGTGGAGAAGGGATGGTACCCCAAAGTGAATTTTAACTGCCATTGCACGGCTGATATGACTGCCTTCTTGGGCCTGCCACGCTCACTCAAGAACGCCACAGCAGCAGTCTTCGGCACTGAGATTACGAAGACGACTCGGGATAATATGAAGGGCAAGCAGTGGAGCACCATGACTGAGGACTTCAAGAAAGAGGTCACCGAGTATGCCATTAAGGATGCTGAGCTTTGCCTTAAACTGTGGCAGGAACTGTCGCATCGGTGGTCCGAGACCGAACGCAATATCAGCCATATGAACCGTAAAGTAGGTCAGCGCGGATTGCCTATTGATACCGACCTCTTACAGAAGAACCTGAGTCAAATCAAAACAGAACTATTTGAAGCAGAGCAGAGTATTCCGTGGATCGGTGACTACACCCCGCTATCCCGCAAAGCATTTAATGAGCAGTGTCGCAAGCAAGGAATCACGCCACCGTCCTCGCTCGCTCAAGATAGCGAAGAGGCTGATGCTTGGTTTGCTGCACACCAACAAGCCTGCCCTTGGGCGCGTGCTGTCCAAAGCTACCGCCGGATCAATGCCTTCCTCCGTAAGCTGGAAGCCTTCGATGCCGGAACGATGCCGGACGGTCGCTACTACGGTGGGCTTATGTACTGTGGGGCGAACCCCACGGCTCGCTTCAGCGGTAGTGGCGGTAACCTGAACCTGCAAAACCTACCGAGAGATGCTATGTTCGGGGTCAACTTCCGACACATGATTAAACCGAAGGACGGGTATAAGCTGATCGTGGTGGACTTGTCGCAAATCGAAGTGCGTACGCTATGCTGGCTTTCCAAAGACACCAAAGCACTAGACCTGATTCGGGAATCCAAAGACATCTACCATGCGTTCGGTGTGTTGTTGGGTCTGCATGATCCGGCCAACGGCCAACTTAGGGACTACGATAAGGCACTACGGCACAAGGTGAAGTCAATCGTCTTAGGCTGCGGATACGGGATGGGGCCAAACAAGTTCTCCGTATTCAGCAACATGCCAATGGCTGAAGCAGAGGTTGCCGTTAAGACGTATCGCGATAAGATGTCCACCGTCGTCAAATATTGGCGCAGTCTGGATCAGGATATGGTGATGGCGTATAATCTTGAAGAGCCTTTTGGTTTGGATCTACCGTCTGGCCGCTCTATGCAATACGGCAAACTCAAACGGATGAAGGAGACGGGCGGAATGAATCGTTTCCGCTACATCGGCAAACTAGTCCGCAACGGCCAGATGCGCGACTTCGCCCTATGGGGCGGGATCTTAACGGAAAATATGTCTCAAGGATTAGCCCGAGATATTTTCTCAGACATGATGATTCGTGTTGACGCTGCTGGCTATCCTGTAATTCTCCACGTCCATGACGAAATGGTCTGCGAGGTTCCTGAAGAGCACGCAGAGCAAGCCCTTTCCAATATCCTTAAAATCATGCACACAGCACCGTCATGGATTCCTGACATTCCTGTTGCCGCTGAAGGAGAAATCTTAGACTTTTACACCAAATGAAATACCGCTACCTCAAAAACAACCGCGCCGTCGTTACGGCGGCAACTGATGACTTATCAACCCTTACGCATACATGCCCGACATTCGCGAATAAAGCGGAATACCGAGAGTGGTGTGCTAAGGATTCAACAGACCATTGCTTCTATTCAATGGCTGAAGGCGACTCCCCGAACGCTAGGATTAGCACAGAGAACCCCGTTAATAAAATACACGGCTTTGTTGCAGACTTTGACGACGTTCCTGTTGATTGGGATAACGTCGATCAAATACTTAAGACCCGATGCGACGGGTCCCCGATGCCAACATGGAGGTCCAAAACCTATTCCGGTTTCGTGCGCCTTGTATGGGAGTTCGACTCACCGCTTCCTATCGCGCCAGATATTGCGCCCGCTTTCCTGAAGCGGCTCTGCGATGCCCTGAAAGCTTCGATGCTCTTAGGTGGGTTTGATAAGACAAGCCTTAAGCCGTCTCAGTACTTTGAGATCGGGACTAATTGGACTAAGATCGGAGACCAGATCCCGATTAACTTTGCCCGAACAATCCTACTTAAAGCCGCAAATGATACGCCGATTAGGACATCGGATACGAATGTTCCGCTTGATGATATCGCTGCCGAAGTCTTACGTAAGTTCCCAAATAGATGGAAGGGTGACTTTGTAGTCGGTGCAAGAGGTCCGCTATTCTGGATTGATGATGGCATCGACCGTGACGGCTGTCAGGTTCGGGAAGACGGCATGATCTGCTATTCTGACCGCGCAGGAAAGGGCTTTGCATCATGGCGTGAGATCTTGGGCAAGAAGTTCCTCGACCAGTTTGAGGAGAAGAAACTGTCTCACCTTATTAACCAATACTGGTTTAACGGTAAGAACTATTACAAACTCCTTGACGGTAGTCCGGTAGCTATCCCAAAAGATCAGCTTATTCTGGAGCTACGGAAGGCTGGTTTCTGCCCTAAGATGAAGAAGAACCAGACGATCACCGAGATTGAGCAGGCTATCCTCTCTATCTCAAATGATTGCCGTGTCGAGGAAGTCGCACCCGTTGTGTTCTCAAAGGACCGCGTGGTCTGCTTCAACGGTCGCAAGATCCTCAATAACTGTAGGGCTGTTCCGGTTCAACCTGCGGACAACGGAGATCCAGCCAACTGGCCTTGGATTCACCAGTTCGTAATCCCGTTCTTCGCGGATGATGACAACGGAAACTCGACGCTACCCTACTTCCTTGCATGGTATCAGCGGCTCTATTTGGCTATCCTTAACCATCGGCTCGACCAAGGACAACTGTTTATCCTATTGGGGCCAACGGGACATGGCAAGACGCTACTGACCAACAAGATTATTGGTGCCTCAGTCGGCGGGTTTAGTGATGCTTCGGATTACTTGTCGGGCAAAACAAACTTCAACCGCGATCTTTGCGGCTCTGCTGCTTGGGTTATCGACGACCAAACTGCTGCGGCAACCTATGCAGACCAGCGTAAATTCGTGGAACTTACGAAGCGTTGCGTAGCCAATCCTAGGCTTGAGTATCACGCTAAGTATGCGGACGCTATCCCGCTGCCGTGGTCCGGTCGCGTCATGATGTCCCTTAACCTCGACGCGAACTCCCTCGCCGCACTGCCGTCATTGGATAGCAGCAACCGAGACAAGATCATTGCGTTGCGTATCAGCGGCGGGCACAAGGTAAAGTTTGGGTCAAACGACTTTGTCGAAAGCACAATCGCCACAGAGTTGCCCTACTTCCTTAAGTGGCTTATTGATTGGAAAGCTCCGCTTGAGGTTAAGGATTCAAGTCGCTTCGGTGTTAAAACCTACATCGACTCGTTTATCGAAGCAGCGGCCTATGACAATAGCTCACGTTCAGCAATTGCTGAAATGGTGGAGTTCTTCGCTAAGAAGGTCCGTGAGTATACCGACAGGCCAAAATGGCGTGGAACTCTTACCGAGTTTACCGTCGTCCTGCACGAATCAAACGGTGGCCGTAGCGTCGGCAATAGCAACAACCTTGAGTTTGTGCGTAGGGGCATGACGGTCCTTGAGGAAGTCAGCAAGCACAACAAAGGTATTCGACCCGTCCGAAGCAGGGGTGACGGTGGCGGTAAAGTATGGGAGATCGATCTGTCTAAGGACTTCGATATCGACAAGGGCGACGACTTCTAAATCGCAATACGCTTCTTCGTCAACTTAAGCGTTGGCGGATAAAGCTCCGAGATCGGCAACGTGAACTCATCAGCAAAGGAAAGTTTTCCATCGCTGGGGTCCACGTTGCCTTTTGGTAGGAACACGGCACGCTCAATAAACTCACGGGCAGGCATCCAACCGATAACAGTAGCCAAAGTCATTTGTTGGTTACACCTAACGAAATAGTAAACATTACATTTGCTACACAGCTTTTCCTTATTGGCCTCGCTACCGTACACACGGGCAACATAATGGGGTTCGGGGACGGCTGCGGCTTTTGTGGTCTTGACATCAATAGTTACTTTATTGGGTAACACAATATCGTAAGCCGGATTCATATCTCCGACACGCTCCCCGCCAATGATCTCTTGCACAAGGATTTCACCCATCATGCCGATCTCATTGCCTGCTCCTCTTGTAATTGACTTATACAAGACTCCCATTTGTTTAGCCTCAAGACGCGCCTGTTTACGGTTCGCGTCCGAGGGTGTGATGACTTTCATTAGTAAAGTTGATACAGGCGACTTTGCGATCCAGTCCCATACGGATCGATATTGAGTCGCGGGATAGCTGCCCCCCTACTGGAGTTAGCTTCCTCCTCCATTAAAAGCATACACTGGTTCCAATGGTATTGGGCTCGCTCAATGTCGGCGTTGTCCTCCATCAGGCGACCTAAGAGTCCTTGCTTGATTGCGCCGATATTGCCTACGTGCACAATTTCATTGTCGTTACGCAAAAGCTGGAATGCCCGCTTGCAAAGCACATGCACTACGGTCTGACCATCGGTAGCCCCATTGATTCTGAATCGGCGGTAACGGGTTACGCCGCTGTCTGGACCGATTGTTGCAATAGTGGTATTGCTCTCTAAAGCCGTTGTGCGGAGGTCAAAAGATCCGGTCAGGCTGTCATACCGAACACTCACAATGCTTGTAACGGGCGTATCAAAATTGATACGGTATGGGCCTGTAAGCAAAACACCAGTATAAAATTGGTCTCCGTCGCTACCGACTACTTCGATTACGCTGCCGTCGTCCGGTGAAAAGGTGTGGGCGATACTGGAACCGGATGCGGATACGATGTACAGGTCTTCTACAGGCGCGGCAAAAAGCTGTTTGGTGGGGGCGTAGCCAGCATCAATCAAACCCCATTGGGTGGTGGCGTTATTGGAAAGGTTGCCGATGCCTACGGATTTAAAGTCATGCCACAAGGACCGAACGGGAACAGGAAACCCGTCAACCATTGTATGCAATACCGAATCGGCGTCGTCTGGGAGGGTGACGCAGCCATCGACTACGGGCAAACTATACTGCACAGTAAGATCACGATAGATCCCCATATTGTAAATACGGGAAAGCACTTGATTTAGGCTGGACTTAAAGTCGCCATCAGGCTCAACGTATGAGTTGAGCATCGGCGCGAGTTGACTGAGGGTGTAGGCGGGCATTGGTTCTTTTTTGTTGAGGCTTTACTGCGTTACGGGCAACTGGTTAAAACGACCCTCCACGGCACTTTGAAAACTCATGGGTTTTTCTTTTTTAATTACGGAAGCCATCTCTTCCATCCGCGTAGCCACACCAGACTTTGCTTCTTTCGCTTTTCGGTACTCCTCATTATCCAAGACTTCGCGGGCGGCTCCGGCAAAGTCATTCTGGCTGAGTAATTTTAGAGCTTTAGGTGAGCCAGTAATGTCCCCCCTATACGCCCCAGAAACCAATTGCGCCTGAAGTTCCGGCGAGAAATCGCTAAACGTGTCAGGCCCAACGAGCCTCTTAGCCAACGTAATCTTCTCGGCAATGGCTTTAGTAGCCAAAGCTTTGGCCGCTTCCTCATTAATCTCTTTCCCAAAAAAGGGACTGGCTTTGAGATCAGCGTCGGTTCCTTTACCAATCAGAGTTCCGATCCCAACCGTCCAATTTTTATTGGTGTCGAGGTACGGCTTCGACCTAAAACCTTCATGCCTACGGATCACCTCAAAGGCTTTATCAGCAAGACCTTTACTCTCATATTCAGGCATCGGCTCTTCCTCATCGGGCTTAAAGCCGAATTGGTCAGCACGCAGTTCTTCTGGAGAAGGAACTCTTTTAGGCTTTACGAGGACGGGATTCACTAGGTTATTTCTTTGCGACTTTGACGGCTCCGGTATGAAGCTCCTTCTTTAGTTTGCCCTGTTCCTTACTGGAAAGAGGCGAAACTTTAGAGAGCAAATAGGCGACCTGCCTTTTAGATTTTACATTTGCAGCGGGCATAATTGGATATTAGTGGTTTAGGGGAGGGGTGTCAAAACAAATTTAGACGTTCAAATTGAACTCATATTTTGTTATACTACCACTATCGAGTACTTCTAAATAAAGTCTAGTTGGGTTTATGTTAAAACTATAAGTCGTACCGGGAAGTGGTTGGGGGTCCGAATCCCAGACAAGATAGAATTTGTCTCGGTGATAGAAAGGTTCGATTTCAAACTTAAGAAAGTTATTAAGCAAGAACACGGCAGTTCCACCTTTCTTAAACCCTACGGGCGGGTAGTGGTAGGTGTAGGTGTCTGAAACAGATTTAGGTACGTGGAACCAAGCACGTTCACATCTGCTGGCATTAAGCCATCCCGGTGCCATTCCCGGAAAATCAAGAACTGGCTCAGCACCCCCCAGCCCCCACATTCTTCTTGCTGTTACCTCTACATCCCATTCAAACTGTCTATAGCCGGGGTCGGGGTCAAACAAAACTCTTGAGCTATTACATCTAACCGTATCTGCTGTGATCGCCCACGCACCGTACTGTTCAATAGTAAGCTCTAAAAAAGCTGGTCGGCTTTGAAATAGCGCAAATTTCTCGTCGGTTATAGAAGAATACTTCTCGCCCTTTGGGGCAATAATTATAAAGCTGGGGTCACGTTTTACTGAAGGGATCGACATAAACTCTATTACTCTTCAAGCTTTTTAAATTTGGTCATTGCAGATAACGTGAAGTATCCATATTCATTATCTTTGACGCAATAAAAATTTATAGGTATGCCAGAAACAAAATACTCAAAGTCTAGTGGACTGTCCCCGTAGAATTCAGACATAGACACATCTGAAGAGTGCTGGTAAGTCACGGTGGCAAGAGCCGCTTTACTTTGATCCCCTTGGACAAATAACACTGGGATTTGACCAGACGGTTGCGATGCCGATTCACTAGCCCTACGTCGAGCTAGTTCGTTTGTTACGGGCTTATAAACCTCTTTATCTGCTTCAGAAAGAATAGGAAGTTGTGCCCTTATGGATTCTGAGTGGCTAGATGAAGCGTTTGATCTACCACCTGCGATTGAAACATTGCTGTCCGCCACATTGGACCTAGCCGCTGCGATTGAAACATTGCTGTCCGCCACATTGGACCTAGCCGCTGCGGTTGTAACATTGCTGTCCGCCACATTGGATCTAGCCGCTGCGGTTATAACATTGCTGTCCGCCACATTGGATCTAGCCCCTGCGGTTGTAACATTGCTGTCCGCCACATTGGATCTAGCCGCTGCGGTTATAACATTGCTGTCCGCCACATTGGATCTAGCCCCTGCGGTTGTAACATTGCTG